GGCTACGAAAATGGACGGAATGGCAAGCAATGCCACATCGTGAAAAGTCATTATATGAAGAATTTCAATTTATTACTATCATGGCTAAATCTGCCGGAATCAATAAAATATTTATCGATGATGCAATGGCTATCCATAAAGAAATATCCGCTCAACAAATGTTTCGCGGAATTAACAGGGATGGTATTAAAGCCGCATCTATTTATATTTCCTGTCGCCTAAATAATTGTCCAAGGACTTCTCATGAAATTGCTGAAATATTCAAATTGGACAAAACCAGTGCTACAAATGGTTGTTCGTTAGCTGTAAATATATTATGCAATATAGACCGTAACAATGATGGTATTGGATCGCAAAGTGATAAACTATGTACAAGTAATCCAGCATCTTTCATTGATAGATATTGTAGTCAATTACATATGAATCCGGAACTCACAAAACTAGCGAATTTCATTGCAATGAAAATAGAAAAAGAAGGATATATTAATGACAATACTCCTCAGTCCATAGCAGCAGGAATTATCTACTTTGTATGTCAATTGTGCAACCAAAATACAAGCAAAACAGATGTTAGGAATGTAACCAATGTTAGCGAAGTCACTATAAACAAATGTTTTAAGAAGATTGATACGATTAAGGAGAAAATGGTTCCAAAAAAAATATTAGAAAAATATGGGCAACTATAAATAAAAGCACAATGCGTAATCTTTTATTGTTTTTTATAGAAAAATAATAAAATGAGTGAAATCGTTACAAATAAAGAAACCATACCAAAGTACGTTTTTTTAATTCCATATCGAGGTCGCCCTCTTCAACTTGATTTTTTTCAACGTCACATGAAATATATTTTAGAAGATTATCCAGAAGGAGAAACCAAAATTTTCTTTGTTCATCAATTAGATGAACGGTCATTTAATCGTGGAGGAATGAAAAATATAGGATTTTTAGTAGTAAAAGAACTTTATCCTGACGATTATAAAAATATTACTTTAATATTTAATGATTTAGATACATTACCCTATGTTAAAAATTTTTTGAATTATCAAACGAAACCTGGATATATCAAACATTTTTATGGAGTAAAACATACTTTAGGGGGCATATTTACTATTAAAGCCGGCGATTACGAATTAATTAACGGGTTCCCAAATCTATGGGCTTGGGGGTATGAAGATAATATGATTTATAATAGAGCCATCGCAAAGAGAATAAAAATAGATAGAAGTGTTTTTTTTCCAATGCACGACGGTAACATCATTCATTTAAGTAACGGTACTGATCGTGAAGTAAATCATTCTGAATTTGAAAGATACATGAATAATACAAAAGAAGGAATCGATTCTATTTCAGAACTATCCTACGAAATAAATGACCAAATGATTGACGTGAAATTTTTTTCCTCTGGAAGAGAGGAAAACGCAAGAAGTCGAAAAGTACATGATCTTAAAAGGGGTACAATCCCTTTTCACAGTATTCGGAGTAGAAACAGAAATAGTACCACAATGACTCTTAAAATGATTTAAACTCTTGAAAATTTATAAGTTATTCCATAACTATGGGGTGTTTCCCATACACCCGATATTTTCAATGTATATGTAGGCACTTTACTTAAAAAATCGTAATATGCGTGAATATAACCATTAGTTAATTGCTGATGGAGTGAAAACCGTGGTTGTTTTTTGGAGCGTTTTTTACACATATAAGCTTCCAGTATTTTTTGTTCCAACTGAACGAGACTATGAATAATAGAAATATTATTTAGATGATTTGAAGGGAATTTTAAAATTAATTTGTTTTTATTGTCATTGGGTTTTTCTTCGATATTATGTAAATTTACCTCCAAATATAAACCGTTTAGTGTCATATCTTTGTTGGAAAATAACAATTTAGTAAATTCACCGTCCATAATATTATTTGGTTTTGAATCTAAAAAATAGATAGAACCTAATAATTGATATTCATTGTTCTTATAAAAATATTTTGGATTAATTAACAAGTTCATATTATTAATTAATCATACGTATTTAAACTATTTTTTATAGAACTTTTGGTAATGTGTTCTGATGGTAGGCATATTGTTTTGAGATTTTACTACATCAATAGCATCTTTTTTAGGTTTAGGTATACATGTCATATTCTGCAATTTTTCTAATTCTTCCTTCAATTTGTCTATTTCTTGTATTTTTTGCATCAACAATCCATCCATTTTATTGCTTGGTTCAAAACTAGAAGGATTGGTACTAGAACTACCCTGTGGAGAAGTAGACGGAGCCGACGAGTTACCGGAAAAACCACTACCTTCTGGTGAATAAGAATCAGCGGGAGAAGGTGCTGGTGCTGGTGCTGGTCCTGAAGTTGGAGCAGAAACAGGTGCCGGTGCTGGTCCTGAAGTTGGAGCAGAAACAGGTGCTGGTGCCGGTGCTGGTCCTGAAGTTGGAGCAGAAACAGGTGCCGGTGCTAATAAATTACGAGCAAAACTAATCTCTTTTTTTTCAGAAAGCATTAATCCAGTCTTATTGATAGGAATAAAATGAAGTGTTACTGGCATATTATCAGCTAACTGTTGTACATCACCTAATTCTGTATGAGGTACTATAAAATCTATCTTATCATTATTTACAGGAATCGTTTTAATAAGGCTTCCATTTGGTCCTGTTACCTCAACCTTGGTTATGTCTTCATTTTTATTTGTAATAGTACCTGTTACATTAACATTTCCATTCTCAGCGTTCACTTTTAAGTTAGAAATAACATCATCAGATGAGGGTATACCTGGAGTTGGAGTTGGAGTTGGAGTTGGAGTTGGTGTTCCAGCACCCCTACTCCCAGACATAGGTTCTTCAAATCCCTCATTTGCTTTTGTTGATGAATACAACACATATAGTAAAAATAAACAAATCACACACAATAAAATACGAATAATTAACATTCAGTTAATAAATAATTAGAAAATATTATGTTATTAATATATTTTAATAATATATAATGTTTCAACCTCAAAAGAAAAATTACGATACAGTACCACTCATTCAGTGGAAAGGAAAAACATTTAATCAAATCACTTCCGCGATTTCCAAGAATACTAACACAATGAATATGGAGGGAAACCTATTGTTCAAAGCTAGACCCTTAAAAATATATCGTCGAGATATTGTTACCACTACAACCAATCCTTCAAATGCTAGAATTTCATCCAGTATAGATGTTTTAGATAGACCAAACGGATATTTAGTGGTTCCTAAAGAAGACCCTTGTGAGTGTAAGGCAATCAACAATACTTTGGATATTACATTGACAAACAATACAACGGAAAAGCCCGGAACATGCTCTAGTTTTACAACCAACGGTGTATGTTTAGACCCCGCTACAAATGCTAAACGTCGTGTACGAAGCTCCGGTATGATTCGTAAAACCGTAAATCCGGATTCTATACCCACACCTTATTGTACTACTTCCCATCAATATTTAAGTACACGTGGACGAACCTTTAAACAAAATGAGTTCAATTATTTACGTTCTGGTAATGCTTCCGTTAAACCCGGTGCTCCCGGTTCACAGGATAATAAATACGCTGTCAATCAAGAAGGCATTAACTATTGTGAAGACCCAGATAAAAATTATATTCATGTTCAGTACAAACCAAGTAACTACAAATTTGCAAATCAAGGTGGTGTTTCTTCAAGTGCTCGTATATTACGATTAAATTACAATTCTATTACAAACTCCGGGAAGTTGTTTAGTGATGCGTATGGAACACAAGTCGGAAACGCATTGGCCTATGGAGGTTCTCCTGATGCCTATACGGAAAAAACAAAAATAGGAGTAAAAATGCCTTGTATCCCCAAATTCTCCAAACACAAGCCGGGTTTTCAAAAATGTGATGGCCCTACCCCTTTTCATTTGACCAATAACGCTTATGAAGCATTGGGTTAAGTTATGTGACGAAGACTCTTACGATAATCATAACGAATACTCCATGATCCATATGATTCGCAATGGTCACAGCAAAAGTAGAAATCGACGTCTTTTATAAAACAAAATTGGGTCTGTATACATTCTTCTTTATATACCTCACTTTCACACATATCATTGTCGCAATATACTAAATGACAATAGTCATACAATTCATCCATTACCGGAAATAATTTTTGTTGATGATAATATTTATCTAAATCATCGAAAACTATATTTGTATTTTTTCTATGTGCAACATTAAACGTGGCAATATGGTCACCCAATACTTTGGGTAATCGTTTATAAATTTCCGAATAGTTCATCTTATTTTACTTGTACTATTCCTTCTTTATTTACAATCAATTTTACTAATATAAATATATTAGTAAAACTAGAGTATAAATTCACTCTTTTCTTGTTGGTGCTATAAAAAAGAACAAGTTTTAAGTAAAAAAGACAAAGAATATATTCAAAAAGCTGAATATGTTCATGGTGAATATTATGATTATTCTCTTATTAAATATCACTCACCACATAGCTATTTGGAAATTATTTGTCAAGAACACGGGAGTTTTCGTATTCTGGCATCCATACATTTATCGGGTGGATGTTGTAAGAAATGCAATACGAAATACCGA